ATAGTTCAGCTTTAGGAAATGATGTATCTGGTAATAACAATGACTTTACAGCAAATAACCTTACAGCAGTAGATCAATCTACTGATACTTGCACAAATAATTTTGCAACAGGAAATCCAATAGCTGCACAAGCTGGTTCTGCACAAAGCGATAGTTTATTAACTTTTAGTGAAGGTAATTTACTTATGGCAGCTAATTCAGAAACAGGAATTGCAAATTTTGGATTAAGTAAAGGAAAATGGTTTTGGGAAGTTAAAGTTATTACAGATCAAGATGGTTTAATTATTGGAGCTTGTAATGAACATTTTAATATAAATGCTGAATTAGGATATAATTCACCAGCGAGTGCATCTGGAGCAAAGGTTTTTGGATATTATGGTGGAAATGGAACTGCTACAGTTACTATTGATGATGGTTCAGGATTTAGCTCGTATGGTTCAGCTATAGCAGTAAACAATATTGTAAGTGTTGCTTTAGATTTAGATAGTGCAGATCAATCGTGTACTTTTTATTTAAATGGATCATCTCAAGGAGCTTTAGATATAACAAATTTAAGTTCTGGAGAAAGTTATTTTCCAGCAGTAGGTAATTGGAGTGTTGGAGATGTATCTACTTCATGGAATTTTGGTTCGCCACAGTATAGCGAAAGCGGTGGTAATTCAGATGGAAATGGTTATGGAAATTTCTCAATGGCAGTACCAAGTGGTTATCATGCAATTAATACAAAAAATTTAGCGGAGTATGGATAATGGCTTATACAACAATTGACGATCCAACAATTTATTTTAATACTGTTCTTTTTTCAGGAAATGAAACTGCAAGGTCTATAACAGGAGTTGGATTTCAACCTGATTGGGTTTGGATTAAAGACAGAAGTCAATCATATAATCATCATTTATTTGACTCTGTACGAGGTGCAACTAAAAGATTAAAATCTGATGTTACTGATGCAGAATCAACAAATGCACAAACACTTACAGCTTTTGGTAGTGATGGATTTTCATTAGGAACTGACAATGCAACAAATGGAAATGGATCAAGTGTAGTTTCATGGAATTGGAAAGCTGGAACATCATTTACCAATGACGCAAGTTCAACAGGAATAGGAAGCATTGATAGTACAGGAAGTGTAAATACTGATGCTGGATTTTCTATTGTGTCTTGGACAGGTACAGGTAGTGCAGGAACTGTGGCACATAATTTGGGAAGTGTTCCTGAATGGTATATAATAAAAAATAGATCAGATGCAAATAATTGGGCAGTATATCACCATAAATCAAATTCAAATCCTGAACAATATGCTTTATATTTAGATAGTACTTCTGCAGCAACAGATGATAGTGGACTAGCAAATGATACTGCACCAACTAGCACAGTTTTTAGTTTAACTAATGGAAACTATGGTAATCAAAGTAGCTATAATTACATAGGATATTTTTTTAGTGAGGTTCAAGGCTACTCAAAATTTGGAAGCTATGTCGGTAACGGGTCAAGTTCAGGGACATATGTTCATTTAGGATTTAAACCTGCATGGGTTCTGATGAAAGCAACAACTGCAGGTGAACATTGGAATTTGCATGATAATAAAAGAGACCCTATAAATGTTTGTGATGCTGCACTTAAACCAAATAATAGTAGTACAGAAGAAGATACTGATAGATTAGATTTTGTGAGTAATGGTTTTAAACACAGATCATCAGGTGGTGGTTACAATAGTTCAAATACTTTTATTTACATGGCTTTCGCAGAATCTCCATTTGTAAATTCTAATGGTGTACCAAATAACGCAAGGTAAAATATTATGTTACAAAAAGTAAAATTTGCACCAGGATTTAATAAACAAGTCACATCAACAGGTGGTGAAAGCCAATGGGTCAATGGTGACAATGTTCGTTTTAGATATGGCACACCTGAAAAAATAGGTGGTTGGTCACAATTAGGATCTGTTCAAATTACAGGTAGAACAACAGCTATTCATCATTTTGTTAATACTTCAGGTATTAAATATGCAGTATTAGGAACAAATAGAATATTATATGCATATTCTGGTGGTATATTTTATGACATACATCCTATTAAAGCTACAACAACTTTAACAAGTGCATTCTCTACAACTAATGGATCAAAGGTTGTAACTTTAACTTTTTCTTCTGCACATAATATTAATAAATTTGATATTATATTATTAGACAACTTTAGTTCTATTACTAACTCTGATTTTGCATCTAGTGATTTTACTGATAAAAAATTTATGGTAACCTCAATACCAACAGATACAACTCTTACAATACAAATGGAGTCTAATGAATCTGGATCAGGTGCAACGACATCAGGTGGTATTAGAGTGCAACATTATTATCCGGTAGGACCTGCAGTTGAGGTTGCTTCTACAGGTTGGGGTCTTGGATCATGGGGCGGGCAACAAACAGGTCAATTTACATCCACGCTATCTTCATCAATAAATACAAGCGTAACATCATTGAGTATGGCAAGCACAACATCCTTTCCATCATCAGGAACTGTTATTATTGGATCAGAATTAATTACTTATACAGGTAATAGTGGAGGCACACTAACTGGGTTAACAAGGGGTGCAAATGGTACAACAGCTGCATCTCATTCATCAGGTGCAACAGTTACTGATGCATCAAACTTTTTTGCATGGAATGCTGCAGCATCAGGAGATATTGTTACAGCACCAGGGCTTTGGTCACTAGATAATTTTGGTAATAAATTAATTGCAACTATTAATGGCGGTGAAAGTTTTGAATGGGACTCAAACCCTATTGGTGCAAATAATACAAGAGCAACTATTATAACAGGTGCACCAACTGCATCTGCATTTACTTTAGTATCTACACCAGATAGGCATTTAATATTTTTTGGAACAGAAACAACTATTGGAACTAAATCTACACAAGATCCAATGTTTGTAAGGTTCTCTTCTCAAGAGGATATTAATACTTATGCACCAAGTGCAACAAACACTGCAGGTACACAAAGACTTGCAGATGGATCTAAGATCGTAGGAGCTATCAGAGGTAGAGATGCAATCTACGTTTGGACTGATACAGCTTTGTTTACTATGAGATTTGTTGGTCCACCATTTACATTCTCATTTCAACAGGTTGGTACAAACTGTGGATTGATTGGACAAAACGCAGCTGTTGAGGTTGATGGTACTGCATACTGGATGTCAGAAAATGGTTTCTTTAGATACACAGGTAGACTAGAATCATTACCATGTTTAGTTGAGGATCATGTTTTTGATGATATTAATACAATTCCAAAACAACATATCAATGCAGGTTTAAATAACTTGTTTGGTGAAGTTGTTTGGTTTTATCCAAACTCTGGATCAGGAACTGTAAACAGAATGGTAACTTACAATTATCTAGACTCAAGTGCCGAGCGACCAGTATGGACTACAGGAACATTAGCTAGAACAGCATGGCAAGACTCTGCTGTATTTGGTAAACCACATGCAACAGAATATGATTCAAGTGCAGAAACATCTGACACTGATATTAATTATGTTCACGGTAACACTGATGGTGCAACAACATACTATGAACATGAAACAGGATTAAATCAAGTTAAGTTAGGTCAAACAACAGCAATAGCTGCTAATATAGAATCTGGTAATTTTGATATTGGTTCACAAGGTTTAAATGGTGATGGTGAGTTTATGATGAAAATAAGAAGAGTAATACCGGATTTTCTTGCACAAACAGGTGATGCAAGAGTTACATTAAATTTAAGAGATTTTCCAAATGACACATCAGCTAGTTCTACATTAGGTCCATTTACGATAACAAGTGGCACACAAAAAATAGATACTCGTGCAAGAGCTAGAGAAATATCTTTAAAAATAGAAAATACTAGCACAAGTCAATTTTGGAAACTAGGTACGTTTAGAATAGACTACCAACCAGATGGGAGAAGATAATGTCATTAAATAAAAAAGGTAAAAAAATAATGAAGTCTATAAAAGAACAATATGGTAAGAAACGTGGTGAACAAGTATTTTATGCATCACTAAATAAAAAAAAAATTAAAGGAGTTAAAAAAGCATAATGGCAAAGATAGTACAATCATTAACACAACCACCAAAAGAATATGATCAAATAACATTTTTATCTTTAGTTAGAGATTTAAATGGATTAA